TCCTTCTACTGTAAACAACAACCTATACATTGGTTCAACAGCTGACCTTTTAAAGTTACTGAAAAAACCTAATGAATGATGGATATCTTGGTAATACCAAGTTAAAAAAACCTAATGTATCTCATGAATATACTCCAGAACAAGTTGAAGAGTATATAAAATGTTCACAGGACGAGGTACATTTTGTAAAAACATACGTTAAAATCGTCCATGTAGACAGAGGAATTGTTCCTTTCGATTTGTGGCCTTTCCAAGAAAAGTTTATTTCATTAGCAATTAGAGAGAGATTTGTAGTAGCTAAGATGCCGCGCCAGGTTGGAAAAACTACAACCATAGCAGCAATGATACTACATATGATTCTGTTTAATCAAAATTATAATGTTGCTATATTAGCTAATAAGGAAAAGCAATCAAGAGAAATACTTTCTAGAATAAAACTTGCTTATGAAAATCTTCCTAAATGGATGCAGCAAGGTATTGTAGAATGGAATAAAGGCAATCTAGAATTAGAGAACGGATCAAAAGTACTAGCTAGTTCTACAACATCTAGCGCGATTCGTGGTGGATCTTTTAATTTGGTATATCTTGATGAGTTTGCGTTTGTTCCTGATAACATACAGGAAGAATTCTTTAGGTCTGTATATCCTACTATTTCTTCTGGACAAACTACAAAGATACTTGTTACATCAACTCCAAACGGTCTAAACCTATTTTACAAATTGTGGGTCGATAGTGAGGAAGGAAGAAACAGTTTTAAAAGGGTATCTGTACATTGGAGTGATGTACCTGGAAGAGATGATGAATGGAAAGAGGAGACTATAAAGAATACTTCACAAGAGCAATTTGATCAAGAATTTGAGTGTGAGTTCTTAGGCTCATCTAATACATTAATTGCAGCTCATACTATTAGAAGATTAGTTTACAAGACTCCGGTAATGGCTTCGGATCAAGGCCTTAAGATATACTCTGATCCATCACAGACTGGATTATATACTATGATCGTTGATACGTCAAGAGGTAAAGGTTTGGACTATTCAGCATTTATAGTAGTAGATGTTTCTCAAGTGCCTTATAAGACTGTAGCTACATTTAGAAGTAATGAAGTATCTCCAATGATATATCCTTCTGTTATCGAACAAACAGCCAAGTTTTTTAACAATGCCATTGTATTAGTAGAAACTAATGATGTTGGCCAACAGGTAGTTGATATCTTAAAAGATGAGTTAGAATACGACAATATAATTTACACAACATCAGATTCTAAAAATGGTCAAATTATTACTGGTGGTTTTGGTGGAGTAAAGTCTCCAGGTGTAAAAACTTCAAAACAAGTGAAGAGAATAGGATGTCAAGTATTTAAAACGCTAGTAGAGAATGATAAGCTAATTATTAACGATTATCATACGATTCAAGAGATCTCAAGATTTGCTCTCAAAGGAAATACCTATGAAGCTGAGGATGGTAATGATGACTTAGTCATGTGTCATGTATTATTTTCATGGATGAGTACACAACCATACTTTAGGGAATTGACAAACATTGACCTTAGATTAAAACTATATACCGAACAGCAAAGAATGCTTGAAGAGAACATGTTACCGTTTGGACTCATTCACGATGGAAACATTCAAAAACAGCAAGAAGTGGAAGTGGTTGAACTTGAAGATATGACTTTTGATCAGTGGATGAGAACGTAAAATCCCTGATTTATAAATAGTTTGTAACCGTTCTTGTATAAATAAAATTCATTTTTTGGGAGATGAACATGCCTTTCCAAGTTAGTCCAGGCGTAAATGTTTCTGAAATTGACCTGACTACTGTTGTCCCAGCCGTTTCTACAACCGAAGGTGCCATTGCTGGTGTTTTTCGTTGGGGACCTGTAGGGGAAAGAGTTTTAATAGACTCTGAAACAAATCTAGTTAATAGATTTGGAAAACCAACTTCACATAATGCTGAAACATTCTTTACTGCTGCAAATTTCCTTTCATATGGAAATAAACTTTATGTTGTAAGATCTGCTAATACCACTGGTAATGCTGATGGTTCAAACGTTGTTTTTTCAGCTATTGCTAATACCGGTCCAATTACAAATACACAATTACTAGCAGCTACTGTAGAAAACGAAGATTCTTACGATACTTCTACATTCAATGCTAATGTAGTTTTTGTTGCAAAATATCCAGGAGCTCTTGGAAATTCATTAAAAGTATCAGTATGTGACTCATCTAATCAGTTCAGTTCAAATGTTGCATTAAATGATGGTGATGCAAACATAGCAGCAGGAACACTATCTGCTACTATTGGAAACACTGTATTACGAGTGTCGCTTTCCAATACTGCAACAGGAACATTAGGTGAAGCTAATACAAGAATTAACACTCTTATAGGAACTCTAACTGTTGGTGATTTTGTAAGAGTAGGTAACACTACTATTGGTGATCAGTACATGAAGGTTTCTTCATTTGATTCTGTACCAACAGCTAATTCTACTCATAGATACTTTGATATTACAACAGAAAGCGTCTTTCAACTTTCCACAAACTTTTCTGGTAACACACTTCCTAGGTTCTGGGAACATTATAATAATGTTGATGGTGCTCCTGGCCAGTCAAATTTCCAATTAAATTTTGGAAATACTAGTGCAAACGATGAACTACACATTGTAGTTTCTGACGAAGATGGTTTAATCTCTGGAGTTCCTGGAACAATTATAGAAGTTTTTGAAAGAGTCTCAAGAGCAAACGATAGTAAAAACGAAGATGGTTCAACCAATTATTATAAATCTGTGTTGAATTCTAGATCTTCTTACATTTATTGGGCTAATGATAGATCAAATGCAGCTTCTGCAAACAGTTCTGGATTAGCAAGCTCAACAAACAGCAAGCCATTAACTATTAACTTCAATTCAGGTACTGATGGAGATGATGAAACGACTTTTGGTCTAGGTACACTTCTATCAAGTTATGATAAGTTTGCTTCTGCTGAAGATGTTGACATTTCTTTGATTCTTACAGGTAAGTCTAGAGGTGGTACCAATGGCGAGCAAATAGCTAACTATTTGATAGATAATATCGCTGAAGTAAGAAAGGATTGTGTTGTATTTGTTTCTCCTGATAAACCCGATGTTGTTAATAATTCAGGTAGCGAAAGTAATGATGTTGTTACTTTTAGAAATTCCCTAAGAAGTACATCATATGCTGTTCTAGATTCAGGGTACAAGTATCAATACGACAAATATAATGATCTTTACAGATGGATTCCACTAAATGGGGATATAGCAGGATTGTGTGTTAGAACAGACGACCAGCGTGATCCTTGGTTCTCGCCTGCTGGATACAACAGAGGTCAAATCAAGAACATTATAAAGTTGGCGTTTAATCCTTCTAAGGCACATAGAGATCTATTGTACAAGAACGGAGTTAATCCTGTTGTCACGTTCCCAGGACAAGGTACTATTTTGTTCGGTGATAAGACTTTACTTTCTAAGCCAAGTGCATTCGATAGAATCAACGTTCGTAGATTGTTTATTGTTCTTGAAAAAGCAATTGCAACTGCTGCTAAGTTTACATTGTTTGAATTCAATGATGCATTCACTCAAGCTCAATTTAGAAATCTAGTTGAACCATATTTAAGAGACGTTCAAGGTAGAAGAGGTATATACGATTTCAAAGTAGTCTGTGATAGTACAAACAATACTGGTGAAGTGATTGATAGAAATGAGTTTGTTGGTGACATCTATATCAAACCAGCAAAGTCAATCAACTTTATTCAGTTGAACTTTGTTGCAGTTAGAACAGGTGTTGAGTTCTCCGAAGTTGTCGGTCAGGTTTAATCGATAAATAAATTAAAGGAGAACAAACATGGCTTTTAACGTAAATGAGATCAGAAGTCAACTAACTCTTGGAGGAGCGAGACAATCGCTCTTTCAAGTTCAGTTTAGTAATCCTGCAAACTCTATCGCTGATATCAAAGTCCCTTTTTTATGTAAGGCATCTCAAATTCCTGCATCTACTCTAGGTGTGATCGAAGTTCCATACTTTGGTCGTAAAGTTAGACTTGCAGGTGATAGAGTGTTTGCTGATTGGTCAGTAACAGTTATTAATGACGAAGACTTTTTAATTAGAAATGCATTGGAAGAATGGTCTGCGCAAATTAATTCACATCAAAGCAATTTGAGAGGATTTGGAGCTGCTAGTCCTCTTCTATACAAATCTACAGCAGAAGTTACTCAGTATTCTAAAACTGGAGCAGTTCTGAGAGTATATAAATTTAATGGAATATTCCCAACAGAGATTTCTCCAATAGAGATGTCTTGGGAATCTACAGATACGATTGAAGAGTTTCAAGTTACTTTCCAATATGATTGGTGGGAGGTATCTGGTGGTATTACTGGTAATGCCGGTACTACTGCTTAATATATAAGTTGGGGGTTACTTGTAACCCCCTTCTAATGGAGTAAATATGGCAGAATTATTCGGGTTTGAGATCCGTAGGAAAGGACAAACTCAATCCCAAGAAGAAGAAAAATTACAAACATTTGCACCAAAGCAAGAAGACGATGGTGCTCTTGTTGTTGCCTCTGGTGGTGCATATGGCACTTACGTAGATCTTGAAGGATCAGCTAGAACAGAAGCAGAGTTAGTTACAAAATACAGAGATATGATGCAGCATCCTGAAGTTGAAAGTGCTGTCGATGATGTAGTCAATGAAGCAATTGTGGTTGAACGAGGAGTCAATACAGTAGAGATAAATCTAGATCAAACCAAGATATCAGCTAATATAAAGAAAATGATATCTGATGAGTTTGATAATATTCTAAAACTTTTAAATTTTAACACTCAGCCTTACGAAGTGTTCAAAAATTGGTATGTCGATGGAAGATGTTATTATCATGTAATTATTGATCCAGAAGATTTAAAAGGTGGAATCAAAGAACTTAGACTAATCGATCCTCGTAAAATAAGAAAAGTGAGAGAGATCAAAAAGAAAAAGAATCAAATAGCACCAAATTCTAAAATTGATACCACTAAAACAGTAAATGAATACTACATCTATAATGATAAAGGGTTTGCTTCATTAAATAATTCACTTTCTCAAACTGTTGGTGCATCAGGTCTCAAGATAGCCAAAGATTCTATAGTTCATTGTACTTCTGGTTTATTGGATACAAATTCAACACTAGTTCTTTCTTATCTTCATAAAGCAATCAAACCATTAAACCAATTGCGTGCTCTTGAAGATGCTACTGTAATTTACAGAATATCAAGAGCTCCTGAAAGAAGAATTTTTTATATTGATGTAGGTAATCTTCCAAAAATGAAGGCTGAACAATACCTACGTGATATGATGGTCCGTCATAAGAATAAACTTGTTTATGATTCTACGACAGGTGAGATACGTGATGATAGAAAATTTATGACGATGTTAGAAGATTATTGGCTTCCTCGTCGTGAAGGTAATAGAGGCACAGAGATTACCACTCTTCCAGCAGGTCAAAATCTTGGTGAGATGGATGATGTTCTTTATTTCCAGAAAAAATTATACAGATCGTTACTTGTTCCTGAAACTAGATTGAATCAAGATGCTACTTTTAGTATGGGTCGTGAAACTGAAATTACAAGAGAAGAAATAAAATTCTCTAAATTGGTTGATAGATTAAGAACAAGATTTTGTCAATTGTTTGTTAAAACTTTAGAAAAACAATTAATTCTTAAGCAAGTACTTACTATGGATGATTGGAAAGAAATCGGACCTATGATTAGTTTCGATTTTGCAAGAGATAATTATTTTGCACAGCTTAAAGAAATGCAGATTCTAAATGAAAGAATGACAGCGTTCACAAACATGCAACCTATTGTTGGAAAATATGTTTCAAATACATGGGTACGTAAACATATTCTTCTTCAATCTGATGATGAAATTGAACAAATGGATAAAGAAATAGCAGAAGAAGAAACAATACCTCAGTACAGCAGTGAAGGTGATGGAGGAGACGTAGGTAATCCTAATCCACCAAGCCCTCTAAATGGTCAAAGACCACCAATTACTAAACCACTGATTCAATAATATAAATATTTGGAGTAATCATGTCTACAGACACAACACCTTATTTTGAAATAATAGATTTTGCTGCAAACGAAAAGCCTAATGAGTTTGTAAATAAATTTAACGAAATCATGTATAAAAAGGCTTATGATGC